CCAATGCTCGTTCACGCGATCGATATGACTCGATTGAAGGAGCCGCGCCTGCTCAGCCTGGTTGGTTTCCCGCTGTAGTCCGAGCCCTTTTTCAATTACGGCGCCGACCAGGGCTTCAATGGTGTTGCTGCCTAGGTCGCGGCCGCTTCGCTTTTCGTGCCCGTCGATTTCCGCACGAATTTGTTTTGCGAGCTCGAGTTGCTTGTTTACGGGGATGACGTAGCGACCGCCTTCAGACAACACAGAAGCGCGGAACGCTGCTTCATGCGACGTCAAACGAAAGACATGAATACAGTCAGGATCGTAGATTCGGTCGAGCTCGCGCTGCGCCTTAACGGCCTCGGCCTCTTTCCTCCGGCGCTCGGCTTCAGCCTTTTCGTCGGCCTTGCGTTTGGCTGCTGTCTTTTGAGCCTCGGCGCGCTCCTTCGCCGCCTGTTCTCGGCGCTCAGTCTCGGCCTTTTGAGCGCGCTTATGCGCCGCTGCCGCTTCTTTGCGGCGCTCCTCAGCTTCGCGCGCCGCTTGTTTCGCCGCTTCCTTGCGAGCGCCTTCGGCAGCGGCAGCTTTGGCCTTCTCGCGAGCAACTTCTTCCGCTCGAGCCTGGCGTTCAAGTTCAGCCTTGGCGCGCTCTTCCGCGCGGACGCGGGCGGCTTCTTCGCGCTCCTCGGCTTGACGAATCTTCTCTTGCGCAGCCTTCTCCGCGGCGTCTCGTTCGATACGGAGCGCCTTAACTTCTTTGAGCGCGTCAGCAACGATGCGCCCCATGATGCCGCCCTGTTTGAGTGCGGCGAGAGCCTGTTGAATTGGCCCTTCACCCAGCATTTCGGCTTTTGCGTCGGCGGCCTTGCGTTCCTTGCGTTCCTCGAGGCCGAAGCCATTGATGGCTCGGTAGATGATTTCTCGGCCGGGGCCCTGTTGGGCGATGTGATCCTGCGCGATACCGAGAGTTTGCGGTGAAGAACCCTGTAGAAATTTACGGGCTTCTTCGCCTCCCAGCAGGATCGCTTTCGATACGATCTTCGCGTAGGCCGCGACGCTGTCCTGGGTGGCGCCGGCGTTGAAGCCGCGTTGGGTCATGTTTTCCAAAGTCATGATCCCGACCATTTCGTTGTCGGTATAATTATCGACAACGGCTTCGATCTCGGTCAGGCCAGCGCGCCTCGCGGCTTCGAGGCGATGGTGGCCGGCGGCGAGTTCATAGCCACGATGGGCGCGGCGGGCGGTAACGCCGGAGAAGAATCCGAACTCATCGATAGACTGTTGCAGGCGCCGCACCTGTTCGTCATCAATGGGGTAGAGGGTGAAATCCCGAAACGGATTTGCGGCGATTTCCTTTATCTTAAGCTTCATCTGCAACACTCCAGGTGGCCCTTTCGTTTTTGAAAAAGAGCGTCGGTTTCGTTGAACATGTCTGTTATAGAGGACACAAAGAGTGTGTCAAGCGGTTTTTTAAACCGGGGCCGCGGCCTTCAATTTCGAGAAGACGGCGGCGTAGAGATCTTCTTTTTTCTGCAGCGCGCGGACCACGCGCCGGTCGAGCTCGGTGCCCGCCAGATCGATGTAAAGCACGTTCTCGCCGCGCTGCCCGCGCCGGTGGATCCGGTCCTCGACCTGGGTCCGGGTGTCGAGCGAGTAGCTGTTCTCGAAGAAAATCATGGTCGAGCAGTGGTCGCGATCGTCCTCGCCGCCGAGCAGGGTATGCCCGTACTTGGTCGCTTCGGCCTGGCCGAGAAGCACGCGACAGTCCGGATCGGTGTTGAAGCGCTCCTTCTGCTCCGCGATCTCCTCGGGCTTCATGCCGCCCTTGATGTAGGCCGGCTCGTCCAGGTTGCCGAAGAGATAGAGAAGATCGAACACCGCCCGGTGGCGATAGATCACGATCGCCTTGCCGGGGATCTGCTCGAGGAGGTCGCGCAGGACGGTCAGCCGCGGATTCTGCGTCGGCTGGACGAGCTCGCGCACCGCCTGGCCCTCATCGATAATGAAGCCACACTGAATCTGGCTCAGCTTCTCGTATTTCGTCACCGCGACGTCGACGGCGACGTTCCCGGTTTCGAGCTCGAGCACGAACTCGTCGTGCATCTGCTTGTACTGCGCCGCCTGCTCGCCGGACATCTCATAGGTCCGGATCGAATAGTCCTTGCGCGGCAGATCCGGAAGCCAGTCGGACTTGTGCGCCTGGAACACCGCCGGCGACATCGCCGCAGCCAGATCCTCGGCGTTCTTGACCCCGACGACCTGTTTATTCTCCCAGCCGCCCATGACGCAGAAGGTGTTCCGGAACGCCCAGAACTTCATGCCCTTGAAAAGGCCGAGCGCCTGCAGCTGCGGGTAGAGGTCGTTCGGACCTTGCGTTTGTGGCAAGCCGGTCAGGCAGCGCGTCAACGTCGCCTCGATCGCCAGCGCGAGCGCCGCCTTGGTCTGCAGGCTGTCGTGCGTTTTGATCTGAATCGACTCATCGAACACGACCATCGTCGGCTTGATCCGCATCCAGGCCGTGAGGCGCAGGAGGACCGCCGGCGCGCGGATCGCCTCGTAGTTGATGACCAGGATCGGCGGCTTCTCGTATTTGACGATCGACAGCCACTTCTCGTTTGCCTTCGCGCCAGAGACGAAGACATGGACGTCGAAGTTGAGGCCGTGCTTCTCGACCTCGTCGGCCCAGCCTTGCTTGAAGCTGTTCGGCGCCACGACGATCATGCGAGTGGCGATCCGCGCCTCGACTGTGCGGCGGAACTCCTCGAGCGCGGTCAGCGTCTTGCCGAGCCCCATTTCCATAAAGTAACCGACGCCGCGCTTGCCCCTGGCGAACTTCAGCGCTTCGACCTGGACCGGATCGAGTTGCATCAGTGCGGCCTCTTCGTCATCTCGCGCTCGATCAGAAGCCTCGCCACTGCGATTGCCCCAAACGCCTGCCCCAGCGCGAGCGCGGCGCTGTCTGACAATACCTCCGGTAGATTGCTGCGCAGCGCAGCCAGGGCGTCGAACGCGATTTCGACCTGTTCCAAGACTTCAGGGAGTTCCATTGGCCTTCTCCATCCGGACGGTCGGAAGCGAGCGCACCAGGCGATGAATGTCGTCTTCGATGGTTTTGTCGGGTTTCGGCGTCGGGCCAAGACGCTCCTGGCAGAATCCGATGATGTCCTCCCAGTGCTTGCGATGGTTCTCGTCGCCGTAAACGATGCGCGCGATCCGCGTAAAGATCTGACTGATCGCCTCAAGACTCGCTGCGTTAAGCTTTATGCCATCGCCGTCGCCAACGTCGTTTTTGAGCTTCTGCGCTAAAGCGGCGACGTCGCTGAAGTCACCGTGGGTCTTTGTCTTATCCATTCGAGCCAATCCTTCAGGGTTTGAGCGCACGGCTCCCCGCCGCCAGGAGGCCAGGAGCCGCCCTTGGACGCCTCCCTGGCCCATTCGTGGATGAACATGAGCTTGGTCTTCGGATCCCATCCGATGAGGCAGCAGAGGCCGCCTGCCGCCTGGTAGTTATTGCCCTCAACCCACTGCCGCAGCGTCGGAGCGAACTTTTGATAGTGGGCGAGCTTGCCCTCGGCCAGGAGATGCGGATGGCCGGGAAACTTGATCGACATGTCGAGGAGGCCGAGCGCGTACTTATCCTCGTGCCGCCGCGCGTAAGCGCCGAGCTCCTTACAGTCGCTGACGAGCTCTGCTTTGTAGCGAGACTCAAGGTTCATTCGTATTCCTTTCGAATCTCCTTGATTGCGGCGAGCAATTCGCGCGTGAAGTCGATGAATCCTTCCGGCGTCATCGGGGCGTCTTCGAACGCGTCTCCGCAGTAGCGTCGCAGCGTCGCCGCGTCGGGAAAGAACGTCGCAATCGTTTCGAGCGCCTCGATGAACTCGTCCGCTTGTTTCGCTTCCTTTTTCACTCAATCCTCCAGAGCCGCCACATACGAGGCTCGCCTTCAAGCATTCGGCGGCAGTACTTCCAGCCATGACGCTCGCAGTGGCGCTGCAGCGCGGCGGCCTCATTGACGCCGCCGACAAAGCTGTCCCCCACCTCCATGCGCGAGAACTGAGTTGGGGCTTTATTCTTCGCGCGCGGAATCGGAATCCCTTTTTCGAATTCGATGTCGCTCATGCTTCCTCGTAGAA